CACCAACGGCAATCAAGAGCGGTCCGGCTGCTGCCAGTAGGCCACCAAGGATTACGACGACAGTCTTGATCGGGCCGGGCAAACCACTGAAGACGCTGGCCACCTTCGCGATGGCGTTAGCAAGGGTCGTGATGATTGGCAGGACGATTGGTCCTATCGTCTGGCCTAGGGAGATAAGGGAGTCCTTCATTGCGGCCATCGCTTGGTTCGCCTTGAAGGTACCAGTGTTCGACATAGCCGTGAACGCCTTGTCGAGGTCACCTGTGTTGTCGGTCAGGTTTGCGAAGATGGCTTCTGTCGACGCTGTAGCACTGCCGAAGAGTGACATGACACCTGTTAGTGCTCTGATGTTGCCGAACACGATGCCGGCTGCCTCTTCGTTGTTGCCGAACGCTTGGGTTAGAACCTCGAGTGTCGACAACAGGCCATCTTCCTTGATGCTCTGTCGTAGCCCCTGACTACTCAACCCCATAGCGGTTAGTTGTTCTTCGGCTTGTTTCGTCGGGTTCAACAGCGAGGCAAGGATGCCACGTATCTGTGTTGCCGCTTCGTTGGCGTCGGTGCCGTTACGGGACATGGCCGCGAACGCAGCAGACACTTCCTCGAATGTCACGCCCATGCTGGAGGCGATCGGCAATACACGTGGCAGAGCACCGGCCAACTGGTCGGCTTCCATCTTGCCTTCACGAACAGCGGCGACCATTGCGTCGGTCGCTTGAGCAGCCGACAGGTTCTCGATGCCGTAAGCGTTCAAGGCCGACGACACAGAGTCTGCGATAATCATTGTCTCGCCTAGACCAACCGCACTGGCCTTCAACGACTGCTCAAGTACGCCCATTGCGTCGGCACCACTGATGCCGGCAGAGGTGATGAAGTACAGACCCTCTGCTGCTTCGACTCCTGACCGGCCGAACTGGACGGCCATGTCTCGAACACTGCCTTCCATCGAGGCGACCTCTTGTTCAGAGATGCCAACGAGGCCGGTGATGGAGGCCATTGCGAACTCAAAGTCGTTTGCCATCTTCATCGCAGCAACGCCAGCAGCGACCATCGGTGCCGTGACAGCCATCGACATCTTCGTACCGACAGAGGTCATCTTGTCGGCCATGTCCTTCATGGAACCGCCGGCCTTCTTGGTGGCCGTGTCGAGGTCCTTGACCTCTTTCTCGGCTTTGTTCAACGACGACTCGAGATGTTTGACAGACTCTCGAACGTCCTTGAATCCAGACGACATTGTGTCGGTGCCACGGTCGACGGCACGCATCAAGTCTCGAACGACTTGTTCGATTCGGTCGAAGTCACTCGACGCGTTACGACCTACCGACGAGACCTCTTTGCCAAGGTCAGCAACCGCTTTCTGCGCCTTGTCGACTCCAGTGGTAAGTGGCTTCGTGTCGACGCCGAGGACTACTTCAAGACGTCCTACTTCTACGCCGGCCATCGCTACCTCTTCTTAGCCCGTTGTCGTTGCGCTTGCTGCTCTCGTTCGCTCGCCTCGATCTTGTACAAGGCCAGCCATTCCACAAACTCGGAACTACTCATCGTGTCCATCAACTGACCGACAGTCATTCCGAGTTCACGGGCTAGTTGGAAGTAGGCGCGTCGTTCGCCTTGGGTTCGCCCATTGCGGTCGGGGAACCCGAGGAGGACTTTCCCGCCTCGTCCACCGCCTTCTCCTTCAGACCTGACGCCTCGAGGCAACGGGTCACCAGACGGTCGATGACCGAACCAGACTTCTCAGTCATCAACCACGAAAGGTCGTCTTCCTCGAACACGGGGTCGCCCGACTCTGGGTCGATACAACAGGTCACCAGAATCTGCCCGTACACACCTTCGATACGCGCAGGGCCGTCCTCGGAATGGTCTTGGTTGGCCGCAAGAAACGCGGCTCGTTGGCGAACTGTCATCGACCTGACTTCGATGGTCACGTCCCATTCGGGCACCTCGACCAGTTCTTTGTCGATGTCTTTCGCGGCTCTGATCTTGTTCTTCAAGGACACGTTGGTCACTCCTTTGTTGTGTTGGGGATCAGTAGGTGGTGCGAGTGACGTCGCCCGTGACCTGAAGGTCGAGCGAGAACGTCACGACGTCACCAACAGGATTGGAGATGGCGTAGTTGGTGACGATGGCCTCGCCGGTGTACTTGACGTTGCCAGCAGTCGAACCAGCAGGTCCGTAGATGAACGAACGTGACGCCGGCTCGGCGCCACCACCGATGTAGCCATCGACGGTCGCGTCCCAGATGCCCGAGATCGAGATGGTGGCGTCCTTCAGGCCGACGATGTACGACTTGCTGGACGAACCGAAGGCGGTCGTCTCGGCAGTGTCGATCGTTTCGGGGAAGTCGACAGAGGTGAGGACGTTGCTGATGTTCCGCGACGTACCGCCAGTGTCATCGAGAGCGAAGTCGGTGGACTTGCCATGAACGAAGGTGGGCATGTTGGTTGTTCTCCTTGGTCAGAATCGGGCGATAGCGATGTTGAATGTGATGCTCCCTGACGAGCCTGCCGTCGATGCCGTCGCACGGACATAACGGTTGATGGTGCCAGAGACTGCTGAGAGTTGTTTGGCTGTCGTCGAGGCCGACACAGCCGTGAAGGTGATGAGGTCAGCCCACGTCGAGTTGTCGGCAGAGTGCTGAACCTTGAACGTCGTGTTTCCACCACTGATTGAGTTGACAGTCACGTGAAGGGTGGCCATGCCACCGTTGGTGCTGGAGGCAGAGTTGTCGACGGAAGCCAAGTTGCCGAGCGAACCAAACGCGATCGACGTCCCAGCCGTCAGCATGACGCCCGAGGCGAGGCCAAGTTGCTGGTTTGTGACGGCATCGGTTGACGCTGTGAAGTCAGCAGTTACAGACGTGACGTCTGCGACCGGACTTGAGATGGAGTAGTTGGTTTCGTGGGCACGTCCGAGGACGGCACGGTTCCCAATCGCGCCACCCTTGAGTGCCACTGTCACGATCGGCGTCGTCGCCGCGCCGAGGATGGAGGACAGGACGGCATCACTGCCACCGGCATCTTGTGAGTACATGCCCGACAGACTGACAGTCTGGTCTTTGAGACCAACGATGTAAGACTTGGACGACGCAGTGAATGAGGTCGTCTCAGCGGTCTCAGTCGATTGGGCTGTGTCGGCATTGTTGAAGTAGGTCGACAAGTCGTAGACGTCGACGAATACGTTGGTGCCCTTACCGTGAATGAACGTGGGCATCAGAACACCTCTCCATCTTCGGTGGCCGGCGCCGGCTCTTCTTCGACGACCTTCTTGCCAGACTTCGTACTGTCAGCCGGCTCGAGGTATCCCTGTTCGACCAACCACTGTGCCTTCGCAGGGGTCATCTCGACCTCATCGCCCGGCTCGTAACGCTTGTCAGCGACTTCGATGCCTGCGGTGCCCTCCGAGCCTCCCGTCACCTTGTAACGCATCTCACTCCAGTTCGTGAACGCCATGTGAGGGACTCAAGAGAGGTCACATGGACACCTACGGCGACGAGCGCACTGATCTGGTCTAAGAGTAGCAGAACCCGCGTTTCATTCTTCGTAGGTGTATCGACGGGTGAATCTTGTACCGACTCGTCATCCGCGTTTCGGGCACTCCGTAGGGTCCTTGAACTGATTGTCGAGACTTCATACGGTCGTTGACGTGGAAGACCACCAGACAAAGGAGAACACGATGACCACGTTTCACTACAACCGAACAAACAAAGTGCCCCGTAACTACAGGTGGGCTGACATGCTGTGGCTGTTGAACGCCTTGAGCAGCATGTTCGTGGCCTTGGTTGGAGGCGGCTACTTCTACGTCGGTTCCGACGGAAGCGCCATGATGTTGCTGCCGATGTTCGTCTCATTCGTCACTATGGCCACTGTGAATCGTTACGTCGACGTCGAACAGAGTCGACGTGGCACTCGCGGATACTGAACAACCCTTGTAGACCTCTCGCCCGTCTAGTGGCGACCAACATCTCACCGACTGGAGTTGTAACATGACTGTCATGAAACGACGCACTGTTCTTGTCGTCGCGTTGTCCCTGATCGCCGGGTGTGGTGGAGGCATCGACTCTCCTGTGGCTTCCACAAACCCACTGTTGGATACGACCTCCACCACACTGGCACCCCTAGTGACCTCGACGACTGACCCTTTCCAGATCGACAAAGAGGCCACCTTCGAGAACGAAGTGGTCATGACCTACGGGCGCTATGTCGACATCTTGACCACTGAAGAAGTCCACACTC